ATACAATTTGTAAAAGATGTAGGTGCTAATGCTGAAGCAGATGGAGATTTCTTAGGTCATATACAATTTAAAGGACAAGATGATGGTGATGCCTTACATACCTATGCAAGTATCTATGGTATTTCTACTGATGTAACTGCTGGTACAGAAGATGGTGAACTAAGATTTGAAGTTACAAAAGCGGGTACAGATGGGAATGTTGTTTTAAGTTTAGATGCCAACTCCCGAATCTCACTATCTAATAATGATAGTGGTACATCTAATACAATATTTGGGTACCAAGCTGGTAACGATATAGCATCTGGTGGAAATTTTAATACATTTTTTGGACACCTTGCTGGTCAACAAATAACCACAGGTCTAAAAAATACAATGATTGGAACTTTTGCTGGTTATACATCTTTATTGCCCGACAACTGTGTTTTAGTTGGATATAATGCTGGTGGTAGTGGAGTAATGACCGCTGATGCTGATGGAACTGTTGCTGTGGGAATGAACACTTTAGGTTCATTGACATCTGGGATCGGAAATGTCGCAGTCGGATATCAAGCCCTCGATGCAGAAGATGATGGAGATTTTAATACTGCTATAGGTCACCAAGCCTTAACTGCCCAGACAGGAACGAGTGGAGAGGTTGGAAATACCGCAGTTGGTTATCAATCGTCATTAGCAATGACAAAAGGTAAACATAATACAGCGGTTGGTCTATGGGCTTTATATTCAGATGATGTGGGAGATGGTTCAACTGCTATCGGTAAATCTGCTTTATACGCTCAAAACTCAGATTCAGATAATGAAGCAACTGGAAATACTGGAGTAGGTTTTAATGTCGGTCTTTACAATGTTACTGGTACAAACAACACTTGGCTGGGTTACAAGGCAGGCTTTGGAGCAAGTGGACAAAGCAATAGTAATAATGTTGGAGTAGGTTCAAATGCTTTATTAGATATTACGACAGGAAGCCAGAATGTCGCTTTGGGGTATAGAACCTTACCAAACATTACAAGTGGAGATTTTAATATTGGAATCGGTATTGATGCACTTTTTACTGAAACTATAAGTAATGGTAGCATTGCTGTTGGAGTTGGTGCTTTATACACACAGGCGGTTGGTTCAGATGCTTATAGTTTCAATACAGCAGTCGGTTTTCAATCTGGCTATACTAATGCAACAGGCACAAACAACACTTGGCTGGGGTATCAAGCAGGGTATGGAGGAACTGGAAATAATCAATATAATACTGGCGTAGGCTCTATGTCGTTAAATTCAATCACAGATGGCGGATACAACGTCGCAATCGGTTCTCGAGCAGGAGAAGATTTAACAACTGGCGATTTCAATGTATTTGTAGGTGATTATGCTGGTCATGCGACAACAGATGCAGATAATTGTATTGCTATAGGTCATGCGGCTATGTCGTCAAATGTAACATCTGGCGGTGATGGAACTGTGGCGATAGGGCGTGATGCACTTGTCTCCCTCACATCTGGTGCTGGCAACATTGCTGTGGGTTTTGAATCATTAAAAACTATTTCAACGGGTACTTATTGTACGGCTGTAGGTTATGAATCTGGTGAATTAATTACTGGCAATTTGAATACACTTATAGGATACCAAGCGGCAAAATTACTTGCATCTGGAACTTCAAATGCTGTAGTAGGTGCAAGAGCATTTTATGCGGCAGATGGTTCTGAAACAAATAATACTATTATTGGAACAGATGCTGGTAATGCAATCAATCACGATGATACAGATGGAAATGTTATTATTGGACATGATGCTGGAAGTGGTGGAGGTGGGGCTTTAATAGGGAATATCATTATTGGTAGAAATGCTATGAACAGCACAGGCAATAATACTCATACAGGCACCGTTGCAATAGGGTTCGATGCTCTTACTGCTCTGACATCTGGAGCTGAAAACACGGCAATAGGTTATCAGTCTCAATTATATCAAACAGATGGAGCAAATAACACTACATTAGGTTATAAGGCTTTTAGGGGTGCTGATAATGGTGAATCGAACAATGTTGTAATTGGGCATGAGGCTGGAGCAAGTATAAATCACGCCAGTTCTGACAATAATGTTATTATAGGTTCAGCGGCTGGTACTGGTGGAACTGCCGATATGGTAAGTTGTGTTGCTATTGGTACAAATGCAATGAATAGCACCGCAGGAAATTCTCAGACTGGAACGGTTGCCATAGGAAATGATGCTCTTACTGCATTGACAACTGGAGCTGGGAACACTGTCGTGGGGTATACTGCGGCTGATGGGATTACTACAGGATTAAGAAATACTGTTGTTGGATATAATGCTCTTGGTTCTGGTGATGGAATTGAAACAGATAATACTTGTATTGGTCATAACGCTGGTGATGGAATTGTACAAAGTAGCGGTTCTGGCGGTGACCAAATGACTATGATAGGTAGTGGAACAGACCCAAGTACTGCGGCTGGAAGTAATCAAACAGCAATTGGATACGGTGTAACAGGAGTAGGAAATAACACAGTAACACTTGGTAATGCATCTGTAGATCACGTTTATGCGGCTCAAGATAGTGTAGATACAGCCGCTGGTGTAGTAACTGGTGCAATCGTCCACGCTAAAGATATAGCCACTACTGATGGAACTTTAAAAGAGAATTTAATTACCAACTCTGGTTTTGGAGTTTGGAGTAATGGTACTCTGGAGAATGTAGGTAGCGACCTAATTACAAATGGTGGTTTTGGGAGCAATACAAATGACTGGGATTCACAAAATGCAACATTAAGTTCTGAAAGTGGTGGTCAATCTGGAAATTGTTTAAAGGTGTTGCAAACTTCGGGTTCTTCTGGTTATGCAAGTCAAGATATAACAACAGTTATTGGAAAACTATATAAAGTGTCATTTTATTTAAAGCAAGGTTCTGGAACAGCGGCTTTTGTAAGGGCTGGAACAAGTCAATATGGTAATGAGGTTACTGGAGACATTATGTTATCTGAGACTGGTTCTTGGGTGGCTCATAGTTATGTATTTGAAGCAACAGCGACAACTACTTATGTTCAATTTGCTCACGGTGGTACATCTACACAATATGCTTTTTACGATACGATAACAATGTACGAAGTCACACCAGCCTGTATTGCGGCTAATACAGTATCATTAGATGGGTGGGGTAAATCAACAAATGCTGACCTTTATAGAGAGCATGATGGAAGTAATACTAAGGATGGTAGTTTCTATTCTTTATATATTAAACCTACAGTTGCTGGTCAGACTACTGAATGGCCGAAAGATAAAAGTGAACTAACGCATTTGAAAAGATTTGCTGGTCGAACTGTTGCATTTGGATGTTGGATGAAGTCTGACAATAGTTCGGCTGGGATTTATATCCACGATAATGATGCGGCAGAACACGGCTCTCATACTGGTGGTGGTGGATGGGAATGGATTGAGGTTACTAAAACTCTTGCAAGTGACATTGATGAATTTCAAGCAATAATTCGTGGGTATGGTGAAACTTACGCATCTCAACCAATGCTTGTATTTGGTAATTCAATAGGTTCAGGTAATTATACTAAACCAACTAATGAGGTTATATGGTTTGAAGGCGATGCTCAACTTTCTAATGAGTTTAATAATTCAAGTGTAGGC